GGCAACAGTAAAGCAATGGTATGATGATCTACCGGCCGACATTAAAGCGAATCCATCGATCCAGAAATTTAAGAAACCCGAAGATATGGCGAAAAGCTACCTTGAGCTTTCGGGGTTGCTTGGCCATGAGAAGATTGCGCTACCAAAAGATGCTGACGATGTTGTGGCGATCGCGCATCTAAACAGAGCGCTCGGAGTACCGGAAGATCCATCGAAGTACGAGCTTGAAGCTATTGCAGCGCCAGAGGGATTTGAGGGCATGGAATTTGGAGATGATGCTTTTAAGCAATTAGCTTTTGCTCATAAGCTTACTCCGGCACAGGCCAACGGATTAAAGAAAGATTATGTTGCGATGCTTGCAGAGATGAAAGGCAACGCAGAGAAAGCTTATACTGAACAGATTGAAGCATCCAAATCTGCTCTGACGAAAGAGTGGGGATTGGCTTACGAGCCAAAGGTAAAGCTCGCGCAAAGCTTGATGAATAAGTTTGCCGGGAGCAAAGAGAACTTTGATGCTATCAACGCAAAGATCGGAACAGATCCGGCAGCGTTGAGGATGTTAGCAAAGATCGCAGAGAATTTCTCCGAGGGATCTCTTGGAGATCTTGGAGATGAGGGATCAAGATTTACAAAAACTCCTAGCGAAGCAAAGGCGGAGTATGATAAAATAATGAATGATCCGAATGATGTTTATTGGAGTGGAGTAAGAAATAACGCGATCGTATCAGAATCGATCCGTAAGGAAAGAATATCTCATGTGGAATCTTTATTGAAGCAGATGCAGCCAGCCGGACAACCATAGGCCCGGCGAGCTGTAAGTATAGTATCTCGGATAACCATTGCGGCCCGAAAAACGATTCGCAATGTTGGCCCTTTTAGGATAACCAACTAGCAGAAACTAAAGTTAAACTTATCTTAAAAGGAGCAATACAATGGCAACAGAATTAGATATTCGCGCACAGCAATTCTCGCGCAATGTTGTACCTTTGGCGCAGCAACAGTATTCCAAATTCTACGGAACTGTTATGCAAAAAAGTGATGTAAATGCGAAATCCTTTTCGCAAGATCAAATCGGACAATGGAGCATGGCCGCTAAAGGCGGATTAAATGTTGATACTCCAGAGAACGATCCTAATTTGCAAAGACGCTGGGCATACATCGAAACCTACCATGATGCAAGGTTGCTCGATCGCAGCGTCAATCTTCAAATCCTTTCCGATCCTAAATCAGAAATGACAATGAACGCAGCGCGCGCCATTGGCCGGCAGATGGATGATGTTATCTATGCTGCTGCTTTGGGTACGGCAAAGAGCGGCGAAAACGGCGGAACAAATAACACGCTTCCAGCCGGGCAGATCATTCTCAATGGTGGTACTAACTTAACTGTTGATAAGATTCGCCAAGCCGGACAGATCCTTGATGATAACGATGTGGATGAATGGGATCGCATCGCTTGGATCTCGCCTGATGGAATCCAGAGCTTGCTCGGAGATCCAGAAGCAACGAGCGCAGATTACATGAATGTTAAAGCGCTTGTACAGGGAAGCATAGATACTTTCTATGGCTTCAAGATCATTAAATCAACACGCTTGACAGTTGCAGCTAATATCCGTCAATGCGTTTTCTTCCAGAAATCAGCAATTTGCGCTGGTACTCCGGAGATGCTTTACATCCGTACGGATGAGAGAGCTGATAAATCTTACTCTTGGCAAGTTTACTACGAGCTGAATGTTGGCGCGGTACGCTTGGAAGAGGAGAAAGTTGTAAGGGTTGATATTGACGAAACTGCGTAAACATTGACCTAGCATCGGAGCGAGAGGATAACCGATAAACTTTCTCACTTACTAACCCTTTAAGCTACCGACGAGTAGCGAGGAGAAGATTCAATGGCAGAGTTAAAAGGAGTAAACGCAACAAAGTTTGAAGCCGGAACATCCGACTTAACTTGGATCGCTCAAGGATTGATTAAATCAAGCTTGAAGATCTGGAGTGATGTTTACGAAGCAGCAGCAGCGCAGATCGCAGATACGATCGTTATCGCTGTATTACCAGCTGGCGCAGTTGTTCATGGCATCTTGCTGCAATTTGATGCTCTTGGAGCTGCAACGCTTAATTGTGGAGATGCAAATACAGCAGCGCTTTATAAAGCTGCGGTTGATGTATCGGCCGCTGGCGATGATAATACCATCCTAGTTGATGGCGCGCAGTATGTAATCGGAACGAATGCCGATGATGAGAGAATCATTTTGACAGTTGCCGGAGCAGCAATTACCGGTACGATCAAAACGGCTGTACTGTACACTAACTAAATCGGTTAGATGAATCTTCCCGGCTGGGTTTCGGCCTGGCCGGGATTTTAAGGAGAGATCAGATGGCCGATAAAGTAACTATCGTTAATCGAGCGTTATCATTACTAGGCGCAGAGCCGATCGTTAATCTAACAGATAATACTCCGGAAGCAAAGATTGCTAATCGCTTTTATGATGAAAGCCGAAAGAGTATTTTAAGCGAAGTATTATGGAATTTCGCAGCCAAGCGCGAGCTATTGAATCAATCAGTATTCGCGCCGGCATGGATAAAGGATAATGTTAATTATGTGTTTCAGCTTCCCAGCGATATAATCAGGATCTTTGCGGTAAGCTCGGATAACATAACTTGGAGAGTTGAGGGCCAATATCTGTACGCAGATACCAATGCTATCGGGATTCTTTATGTTTACAACATGACCGATACAACAAAATACTCCGCATCCTTTGTTGATGCTTTCGCAGATAAGCTTGCTGCGGATATGTGTTTCGCTGTAACAAATTCCAATTCGGAAGCAAAGCTACTGTTAGAGAAATACAATGGGCAGAGTTTGCCGAAAGCAACGGCAGAAAATTCTCAAGTTGGTACTCCGCCGCAGATCGATGATAACCTTTGGAGCTATGCCAGGTTTGGCTATTCTCCGGTAAATCGATCTGGAGCTAGAATTGCCTAACGCATCGCCTATTTATCCAACATTCGCATCCGGGGAAGTTTCGCCGCTTCTCTATGGCCGCGTTGATCTGCAACAGTATTTCAACGGATTAGCCAAAGCAGAGAATTGTAACATCCGGCCTTATGGCTTGATTATGAACAGGCCAGGATCTCAATTCATTGCTCCGGTTAAATATCCGGATAAAGATACCCGGCTGATCGAGTTTATATTTAATGAAGCTGATGCCTTTGTCCTTGAGTTTGGCGATCAGTATTTCCGCTTCTTCACGCTTGGCGCTCCGGTAACGGAAGCAACCAAAGCGATCACAGCCGCAACACAAGCCAACCCGATCCAGCTTACCATTACCGGCCATGCCTATTCTCTTAACGATGAGATCGTTATTGAATCAGTTGCCGGCATGACAGAGCTTAATGGCAACCGGTACAGAGTTAATACGATCGTTGATCCAAACAACATTACCCTAAAAGATCTCGATGGCAACCCTATTGATTCAACCGGATTCACAGCATACAGCTCTGGCGGTACGGCAGAGCGGATCTATGAGATTTCGCATACATATCTTGAAGCAGAGCTTTTTGATGTTCACTACGCACAGATCAACGATGTTGTTAATCTGGCCCATCCGAATCATGCGCCGGCCGAACTGATCCGCGCTGGTACGGCAAGCTGGAGCTTAACAGCATTTCAATTTATTGGCGGCCCGGTAAAAGATACAAACACAACCGCAACAACGATCACTCCATCCGCAGATACCGGATCTGGAATTACCCTAACAGCATCAACATCAATTTTCCAAGCCGGACATATTGGATCAGTATGGCGGATCAAAAACGGCTTTGTAGAGATCACAGCTTACGCATCCGGTACATCCGTAACGGCTGATGTTCAAGGTGTATCTTTAGGAACAGGCCCGGCAGCTACGGATGATTGGGCCGAGGGAGCTTGGAGCGATGTGGCTGGATGGCCGGCAACAGTAACTTTCCATGAGCGCCGCAGATGGTACGCGCGCACAATAACGCAGCCGCAAACGCAATGGGCATCAAAACCTTTTGTATATGATGATTTCACGATCGGATCAGCGGCCGATGATGCTTTGAATATCACGCTAAACACAGAGAAAGCCAATGATATTAAATGGATGAGCAGCGGCCAAACACTTGCAACCGGTACTTTCGGTGGAGAGTTTATTACCAGCTCCGGAACAAATGGGATCTCTTTAACTCCGGACAATGTAAACGCAACTAGGCAAACCGGCTGGGGATCGCGGAACATCCAACCGCAGAAGATCGCCAACTTTATTTATTACATCCAGCGCGCCGGCCGTAAGGTACGCGAGCT